CCTGTCCTCATCATCTACGTCCTTATGATATGCCCAATTTTCGCAGAAGTATGTTGGTGTATTGTCAAGCTCGTATCCACCTCCTGCTGATTCGGCACCTTTCTTTCTTTTCATTGCTTCATCCCTAAACCAGTCTTCTTTGAGATACACAAAGTATCTATCCGATTGTTTTACGACTGGAAGTGAGGGAAATACTTGACCTGCCACGAAAGATGACGCTTTCTGGATATAAGCAATGCTTATATTGGTTAACGGTCTATTAACATGAATGTTTTGTCTTGTAGGATTTGGCATTTATTTTTCAACTCCCTTCTTTAATTTAAGTTTTTATTTAAGTAGTAATGCAAATTGCTCATCCTCCGCCTCACAGGCTGTCATGGCAATTCCAACTCCAGTCCCCGTACTCTTGGTTACGAATTTGCCATTGGCATCACACTGGACTTCTGCTCCTGCTGCTATAACTGCACCACCAACAGCTTTGGTTATGCCTCCGTAAGCCACTTTGCAGGACTGATTTGCTGCATCAGGGGTATCTTGGAGAACTCCTACTATTTTGTCGCCAGTACTGGCTAAAACCGCTAATTCGCTTGAATTTAGTTTTATTCCATAGTACTGATAGTCTTCATAATCAGCGTAAGACGCTAATGTCACTGTTTGTAAGCCTAATTCATAAGCAAAACTCATTTATACTACACCCCCTCTTTCTCTTTATTGTATTGTTCATAAAGTTCTGGATTTTCCTGAAGCACTTGGTCTTCAGCTTCTTCTGGTGTCAAATCAGGCTTGGCTTTTCTTAAAGCTTCTACTTTTGATTTGATTGTACTTTCAGAAGTCTTACCATCTCCATTTTCTCCAGAGCCAATAGATACTAGAAGATTGCTCTCTTTTATTACACTATTTGCGGAATCCAATATCTTTTTGAGTTCATTATATTTGTCTTCTGGAATGGATTTCTTGATAATGTAAAGCAGGTCAGCCAATTTGTCAGATTCCTTTGCAATGGCTACCATCTCTTGAGCTTCTTTTGTGAATTTCTGCATTTCCAAATCTTTTTGTAGCTTATCTACTTTTTCCTTTTCTACTTTCCTTTCTTCTTCAGAAGCATCCAATCTTTTCTGCATCTTTTCAAACTGCTCCTTTACCTTTGGGTCGGCATCCTTTATTATGTCCTCTGAATCGCCCTCACTAGAATTACCTTCCTCACCTTTTGCTTTCTTAAGTTCATCTAGGTCTTTTTTAATCTGTTCTATTTCTCCTTTCTGCTTTTCAATCTCTATATCTTTATCTTCTACTGACTTCTTAAGAGAAGCAATTTCATTGGTTCTGGTTTCAAACTCTGTTTTCAGAAGATTCTGGTCTTCATCTTCCAGTTTTGCCAGTATCTCTTCAATGTTCATAACGTATTCAACTCCTTTCGTTAAATAATCATTTTCTAATTCCTTATTGACTTCACCAAGGACTCTTCTTGCGTGTGCAGTTGCCTTGTCTTTTGCTGCTTGAGGCACATTTGCCTGTGGAATCCTTGCAAGTGCATTTCTGATATGGATTGCATCTACCTTTCCAGAGGCATCTTTATATGGAAAATGTCTTAAGCTTCTCGGAACTGTTTTTCCATCAGCGTCTTTCTTACCTCCAGGGCTTATATAAAGAAATGCACTATCAGGCAAATCATTCATATAAGCAGTAGTCCATACAGCTTTCATCAAGTCCTCAATCTCAAAATTTTGACCTCCTTTATTCTTAAATAACATTATATGAGCTTCAGGGTTATCTCCCGCATCTACCACCCTAAAGCTATTTATCACTATGTCTTTCAAACTTTTTCCCAAACGACTACACCTCCTCTCTTATTCCTATTCCTTCCATAGAAAACATGGGAGATTTCATCTTTTTTATAAATTGATAATCCCTGTCATCTGGAAACCAAAAGCCCAACCAGACTCCCTCTGGAAGGATATTTTCAGGGACTTTCATTTTTTCTAATTTTTCTTTGGTAAACATCATGCTTTCAACCAAATATCCTCTTGCTGGAGTCCCATGCCTTATACCAGATTTCCTGCCACCGACATTAAAGCCGTAAACCGCCATCTCCAAGTCCTTTATATGTTCTGGTTTAATCCTGTCCTTACTCCAGTCAACAACTTGTTTACCGTCTTTGGTTATAGCCACATATCCCCAGCCGAATACCAAGTTATTTTCATCATCATAAACCTCTTTTTGAAGTTTGGTCTTTATGATGAATTTTTCACCTGTACTCTGGGCTATTGCTGTACCCTGAATTATTGCAGCATGTTTAGCTTTTTTACGTGAAGCCTCATCTCCTGGAGCATATAAGTAACATTTTCCATTGGAGCCATATTTATACCCTGGTTTATTATTCTCCATACAAGCCATGAGAGGCATTACTTTCTACCCCCTTCTTCATATATTTGATTAAATTTAGCTTTATCATCTGTCTTGTGCTGTTCCACATGAGGTTTTTTCTCGTCAACTTTTAATTTATAATCCAATGCATTGTACTGGTCTTTAGTGCCTTTCCCATTGCCTCCACCATCCATAACTACAGTAAATTTTTTGTCACTATTATCTTTCTGTCCTGTTCCTTTATCTTTTGAATTTAGTGTTCCCTCTGGTAAGCCTGCAATTGAGCTTAGATATTTTTCCAGTTTCTCATCAGGAAAGACGTTAAGCCCTAATTTTTGAAGCTTAAGCAGGAAGTCTGCGACATTATTTATGTCAGGTGCTTCAATCTCTCCGACAATTAATTTTGGATAATCCGTTAGACCCTTAAATCCATTTATCTCAAGCAGTCTCGGTATCCCGTGTTTATTGAATACATCCGCTATTTCCTGAACTTGTGCTTCAAGTGCTGCTGCTATAAGGCTCTTCTTCACATCTGCCAGTGCAAAAGAACCCACTCTGTCTGCACCAAGCATGATTATGTCAGCGAGCATTGAGCCAGCTATTCTCTGGTCATATCTATTTAGGACTTCGTTTGTGTTTATCTGTCTCCTACCACCAGTTGTTACCAATTCAAATGCCCATCCAAAAGGTAAGACCAGTCCGTGATTCTTGTCCATTCTTACATTTGCCACTATTTTCTCGGCTTCTGCCCTTGCAGTTACTGCTTTGGTGTTATCTACATTCCATATATCTACACCTTCTGGAACGGTTAGTTTTGGTAATCCCGCAAGTTCCCTTTCAATTCCTATTGCCTCTATTTCCTCAATATGCTTTTTGAAAAACCATGACCTATAAGCAATTCTTAATAACGACCTGCCTTCTGGATTATCCCTATCAGTACGTGTCCTGAAGTGCAGGCATTTTGACATAGGTATCTCAATTACTTCACCAGTTGATGGGACTAATTGCTTAAAGTGGGTCAGCTCACCTGTTCTATCGTTAAATTTCCAATTATCCCATGAATCCTGTGACCTCCCAGGAATAGTCCGCCATCCTATTTTTCCGTCATTGTATTTACTATTGTACCTTGGGTCTCTACTATGTCCTCTCCTTATTTTATAAACTTCTTCATGGATAGCCCAACCATAGGTGAACTTTGAAAGTGATTCCGTAATATAACTTGAAAACGGATGTTCCATATCATCTTTGCATTGGTCTATAAAGTCTGCTGCTTCTATATCTACGGGCTTGTCTCCTCCTTTTTGTACTCTCCAATCAGCTCTCCTTGCCAGTTCTTCAAAAAGAAATAAAACCGCTCCTATGGTCGCATCATTCCAACTCATCTCCTTATAGATTTTAAGGCAATCAGGCATCCTTAAATTAGATAAAAATTCTTCAAAGATAGTCCCACCATAGCGTGCAAGACCTGAAGAACCTATCATGGCAAAATTTGCTGCTGTTTTTGTATTAGCTTCTTTTCGTTTTTCTATTCCTTCTAAATCATCACCCATTTTAACTCCTTATGCATTTACCCATATGGAATCTCTTGACCCTACTTCTACTGGTAAATGTGTATAATTGATGTTAGTCCTCAAATGGTTAAATGCACCACTAGAGGCATCTGCTTGGTCTTTGTATCTCCCATTAGGAAAGACTTCTAATTCATCATAATATTCATCATTCCAGCTTCCTTTGACTACATAGACTCTTTCTTGCTTTACTGCTGTGCTAAATGGTGTTGCTCTAAGTTCTTTATCACCTGTAACTCTATTTCCCTGAAAATGAAAATTGTTTAAGACTTTCTTTGCGTAGTAATCAATCAGGTCTATTGCAAGTGAGCCTGGTTCTTGTTCCATAACTATGTCTGTATCAAATCCGTCCATAAAGGCTGTGGCTTTAATCTCTGCCTCGTTTCCAGCAGGGTCTTTTCTAAATCTCTTTACATCCTTGATGTAATATTTACCTTCCTTTGTGCCCATGAGGACACCTGCTGTAAATTTTGGTTTCTTGCTTTCTGGTGTCCCTGGTTTGACTTTTGTGGCAGCCCTGTCCCAATATCTAACCCATTTGATATATCCAGTAGGGATTTCACTTTCAGGTATCTCCTTGAAACTCTTCCTGTCAAAATACGGTCCTTTGTCACTTACTTCCCAATTTCCCCAGCGAAGCTGTTCATATTCTACTGAATCTAACTTTGATAGTGTTTTTTCATATTCTTCAATATCCAATGCTGGATTATCTTCCATCATTGCTGGAATAAAAATAGCCGAATGATATGCTCTGTTTTCAATGAACCTTTTTTTGACCCAAAAATGTCCTTCATTTCCTGGATTACTTCCACTTCTCATTCGTATCGGAATGTCTCTTCTATGTTTAAGCCTACGTAAACGGCTAAATAGATATTTATATTGTGATTCCGTAAAGCTTGTCAATTCGTCAAATCCACAGAATTGAAAGGTTGCAGATTGATAATCAAATTTATCTTTCTCATGTTCCATATGACCAAAAGTTAGAGTTGCTCCAGAAGGAAATGTATATCTATGTGCTTTTTCTGACCAGTGAATTTCCCCCGATTTTCTATATGGATGTAGCCATTCGGCAGCTCTATTCATCAATGAGTCTTCCATGTCTAATTCCTGAAATGTCCTTCTGAATAGAATGGCTGCATAACCTGGGACATCAGCAAACTGCAACGCACTCATAAGTAAACCCTCGGTTTTGGCACCACCACAAGCACCTCCGTAAAATACTTCAATATTATTTAATAATAGAAAGGCTGTTAATTTAGGATTTATAGTAGGGTTATGGTCTAGTGGTACATATTTGGACATTCTGGGTTTCAATGCATTATCTAAATTAATCAATGCATCCGTGTCCATATCAGCTATAATCAGTCTTTGTTTTTCTTTAAGGGCTGTGTCAGGCACTAGCTTCCTCCGTTACATCAATAATTTTGTCTGCTCCCTCTTCTCCATTATTGTTTCCACTCTTTAAAATTTCCTCTAAGACACCACTTTCAGCCAGCACATTTACGACTTCCTGCATCTTATCCAATCTCTTTTCATTTGGTCTTTCAACATTTATCTGTCTGTTGTCCTGAAACTGGTTTTGGTTAAGCGTGTAATTCGCTATGACAGCGTTTACATCTTTTGCACCCATAGGCTTATCGGCAGGCAACCCTAGAGATAGCCTTTCTAGCTTAACTATAAAGCTCAACCACTTTCTAAGTTCCGATTGAAACTCTTGTTTGGTAGTAACATTATTCTTGAGTTGTGTTATCAAGGTTTGAAATATATCTTTTACTCCATCAAACATCTCCTCTGCTAGCTTGAAGTGCTTGTTCTCCATCTTTATGAGATTATTTTGTTTTATTTCTTCAATCTGTTTTTCTCTGTAAAAATCATAAGCTCTGACCCTGTCCTGCCAATGGTAGACATTACTCAGAGCATGGATTACTGGTACTTTTTGGTTGGATGCTTCAGACACCTTTGCAATAGACCTAGAGCCATCTTCTTCTCTCATGTCTCTATAGACTTTAAATAGCCTATAAAAGTATAGAATCTCACCTTCCAGTCTTTCCCAAAAGGGCAATCCTTCGACCATTGGATAGCCCTCAAGATAATCAAGCTTGATGGTAGCCTGCTCTATGTCTCCTTCTGAAAGTTGCGTTAGACCTGATTCAGCAATTACTTGGGGGTCAATATAGGATATGGGAAGCCCGAAGTTATTTAGGGGTTGCTTATTTTGAAGGGAAGCAATTCGACCCCCAAGAAGCTTTAAAATTTTCTCCTCAGATTCAGTCACTTCTTTGTCAAGCAATGTCTTAAGTTCTGCCAAACAAACCTCACTTATATAGCACATAGCATTATAAAAATATAGAATTATAGAACTATAACAATATATAAGTCTAAATTCATATTTTTATAATACGAAACTTTAGTATTTTAACTTTGCGGTAATTATAGCATTGGAGAAACATAAATGCAAGTATTTATTGAAAATTGGCGAAGATATCGATTTTTGGCGTAATGTGGAGTTTTGGCGAAGTTATATTGAATTTTGGCGTAAAGAAGAGGGCTTTTTAAAGGGATTTATTGAATTTCAACCTTATTCATATCCCCCCACGAAGTTCCTACAGAAAACTCCACAGGAAAATCAAACTCTGGATGCAGTTCCTCTTGGGGGATTCTTTCCATTGTTCCTTTCATATCCTTCATCAAGTCAAAAGCTATTTTCTTATTGTTTGGTGCTTCAGGGATAATACTGTCATGCACAAGATTAACTATCATTGATTGGTAATTGCCTATTGTTTTATGTATTTCCATACCAGATAAGAATGTTAAATCCGATGATGGACTTTGGATGGGAAAGTTTCTGGCAACCCTAAGCAGATGTTTCAATTTTGCTGGGTCTTTTATATATTTTACTGAAGGACCGAATCTCAATTTCCTTCCAAATATGGTTACAAATGTCTTACCTTTCTTGCAGTATTCCTCACATTTTTTCAAGAAATGTGCTGCACCGTATGCCCTTTCAAACCACTGTCTTATAAGATATTTTGCTTCTTCTATTGACATATTAAATTCTTCTGCTATTGATGCTGGTCCCCTGCCATAAGCTATTCCGAAGTTAAGTCCCTTTATTTTTACTCTTTGTTCTTTGGTAAAATTATCTCCATAAATGACTCTAGCCATTTCATCATGTGGGTCTTTTCCAGCTTTAAAAATTTCCGTAAAAAATTTATCTTTGCTAAGATGAGCCAACATTCTGAGTTCGATTGCTTTATAATCAGCTTCAATTAATATTCTACCTTCAGGAGCACCAAATATATTTTTTATCTCTGGTCGCCTATCAATATTTTGGAGATTCGGGCTTCTTGAAGCTAGCCTTCCGCTTGAAGTCCTAGTCAGCCAGAATTGGCTCCTGATTCTACTGTCTTCATCAAGATTATCCAAAACACCATTTACATAAGTAGAGAGGGTTTTCTGGATTGAGCGGTATTCCAGAAGTGTGTCTATAGCAGGATGTTGACCCTTGAGACTATTCAGTACATCTTTATCCACACATTTCCCTTTATTGGTATTTTTTGTAATTCTGGGATTTAATTTCAGCCTATCATAAATCATCCATCCAAGTTGCTTTATTGATGATGGATTGAAGACTTCTGGAGCCGACATAGCCCGTGTCTCCAACTGATAGACATTTGGTTCCCAATAGGGTTGGAATTGCTTTACCAAGTTGTCATTAAGGTTTGAAAGTTTAGTCTCCAGTTTGTTTTTAAGTTGCAGGCAATAATCCTTATGTACATAGAAACCGTTCCACTGGACATCCCTTAGGAAATTTGTCCCAGGGATAAGTATCCTATAGTAAAGTTTCTTTAAATTTTTATCTTTTTCCACTTTGGGAAGAAATTTTTGGGTTAATTGTTTGGTATATGCACAGTCCTTGGCTAAATATGGAAGTAGTGTTTCACGTGGAACATTTTTCATTCCGCTGTCGTCAGTCATATATTTCTTTACTTTATAAGAATATGGTTCTACTCCCAAATATCTCATGGAAAGAGTATCCAAATCGTGATAGCCTTCATAAGAATTAAGGCAATAATGAAGTATCATTGAATCATGGTTTATTATTGCTGGTAGACCTAATTTATTGTTTAGAAAAATGGTGTCAAACTGTCCGTTTTGCCAACCAAATAACAAATCCTTTCTTGAAAGGAACTCTTTAATGATTTGTGATTTAATTAAATCTTTATAAAGAATAACGACTTCATCTTCTCTATAGGCTATTCCCATATATAAAACTTCTCTTGAATAAGGTTTAAGCCCTGTAGTTTCTATATCGCATCCCAGAATCTCTCCTTTGCAATTTTCCATTATCCAGTTAAGTTTCTCTTCAAGCTCTTCCTTAGTTGGGGTAAAAATGTAATTTATTCCTTTTGGCTTATCCAAAGTGTCTCCAGATAGAAGTTTCTTTACTGTTAGTAGTGCCTCTTCAAACGGCTTTTGAAAACCAGGATTCCTGAGTATCGCTGCTGGGTGAAATGCGGGGATTATCTTTATTTTTTCAAGAAGTTCTGAAGAGCCTACTATTCCATTAACATTGGTTATTTTAGCTTTAAATTTTCCTGTCAAAGCATGGACAGCTACATTTCCCAAAGCAAGAACCACTTCTGGCTGGACTTGTGTCAATTCGTTGAGTAATCGTTCCTGGCAGTTAAGTATAGCCTCTTTTTTTATTTTCTCATCCTCTGGGGGTTTGCATAGTATAGCATTGGTAACAAATACATCTTCTCTTTTTGGCAAATTGTGTTTGGTTAGCATATCGTTTAAAAACTCTCCACTTGGACCAACAAAGGGTTTATCAAATGCTATTTCGTTGGTACCTGGATTCATTCCCACGATTGCAAGCCGTGCTTTCTTTATAGGAGAAGGTGAAATTCTTCTATAGTTTTGATAGATGCAGTTTTGGCAGTTCATTATTCTATTCTGTCTTAATTTCTTCGGTTTTCTTCTCTAAAGGATGGGCTACTATATCATTTTTTTCCAAAAACTTCTCAAACTCACTTTGAGGGACTCTCCATTGCGAGCCTACCCTTACCGCTTTGAGTTTTCCACTATGGACATAGCCAAGTATTGTAGGATAGCTTATTTTTAAGATTTTCCTGAGTTCGGATAATCTATATAATTCTTCCATTGGTTTCTCCTAATTCTTAAGGATTATCTGACAAAAAAGCCTCTCCGCTTCCTACACTTTTGCAATCTTTTACATTATTACTTACTGACATTTGACCTTCACTGTTCTCATATGGGTCTCCTTTTCCAAATTTAACACGAAGTGGCTTTCCAAGAGGCTCTCCAAGCTTGACAAAAGCATTAGGCTTAAAAGTAGCCCAATCAATTGCAACCCCTGCACGAACCATTGTCTTTTTAAACCTCTTTCTGCCCATTTCCGCTATAGGGTCATTTCTGTTTCCATTGAATTTAAAAAGGCAAAATTGAGATACCCTTCTCCCTTTATACTGTGGATACTTTTCATCGGTTATAGTAAATTCTATTACCATCATTGGGTCTCCATTTTTTGAAGGTCTATATTTTATATTGGTAATAGTACAATCATACCAGCCAACAGGTATTGGCTCAAAATCAGGTGCATTTTCATCAACCTCATCCATATTGAAGGTCTCGTCTTCAACTGTCGGTTCGCCTGCTTGCTGTTCAATTGCCTCATTTCCAACCTTGCTTTCTGCTGGCTGAAAATCTTCTGGTGTGAATCCTTCATCTTTCTTTACTTCTTCTTTTTTTTCTTCATCGGTCATTTGCTTTTTTCTCCTTTCTTTTAAGTTAACAAACTTTCTAATATTTTTATAACTTCTCTAATCTTATCATTTTCTTCATTAACTGGAATTAATTCCATATGATGTATCTTACCCTCAAATGTATAATCATTCATATCTACAAATCCATCTAGAGTCGCTTTTAATTTTCTTATTCTTCCACTGCTTTCCAAAACTCTTAATAAGACTTCAGAGGGTTCTATTCTTAACTTAATATTACTATCCATACTTCTTCTCCAATTCATATAAATCTTTCATAGTGGGGTCAAGGATAGAAATTTCATTCCAACCGTGCCACCTGTTTTTTGCTTGGTAGTTTGATGTCGGTTCAAAATAAATTCTTCTGTGAAGTTGTTTATCGTCACCTATGTACTTAATGTAATAACCAACATGGTCAACAAATCCTAAAACTTCTCCAGCTAATTTTCCTGGAAGGTTTGGCTGGATGTGAAACCTGTTAAATTCGTCCTGCTTTTTATCCACACCACACACAAATATCACGTTCAGCGGGAGGTCTCTGAATTCCGAAACCATCCAATCAATCATATCTCTATCCTTGCCCCATTCCCTCTGATTAGGGACAACAGGTTCGGCATCCAATTTCCACTCTCTTGTATTTATTCCCAAAATCTTCTGCATACAATACTTCTGAATTGAATTTAGAGTATCCACTATTACAGTCTTGAATATTCTTGGCTCTGTTACAGGTTTTTGCCTGAACCAAGCCTCAAGCTTTGCAAGCTCCTCTTTATTTCCTTTATCTCTTAGATAGCAATGTTTTGTTAAAAACTCAAAAATCCTAGCTACTGTACTGTAATCCCTGACCATTGGAACTTCCACAATTCTATTTTTATATTCCTTTTGAATTACTTTATTCCCACCATCTGCCTCAATGTATAAAATATGTTGCATTTCTGGAACATCTTCAGCAGTTGCAGCAAGGTAAGTTTTTCCAGTCCCATATTCCCCATATATTATTCCATTAAAATATGTGGGTATTTCAAGTTCCCCTGACATCACCATTTTAAATGGTGGTGGAGTAGTTGGTTGCTGTTGTATTACTGGCTTTGATTCTGTGGATATTTTATCTTCTTCTCCCACGGATAATCATCTCCTTGTTTTTTCTCATAATTTTGTTTAATCATATATTCAAAGTCCATCCCTCCGTCCATAGCGAGGCAAGGTGCTCTGAAGTCACAGTCCCATCCGCAATCTTTAGTAGGATTAGGATAGATTGGTGTGTTGACATTTAGCATTTCAAAACCCTCAGCAAGCAACTTTGGATACTCATTCGCCCTGTGATACTTATTTCTTCTCACATAATCAATCCTTATGAAATCGTCTCCATTGTCACTTTCTTTTTCCATAAGAGCCTTTATTACATCATTATATTTTTGAGGCTCACACCCATAATGCTTGACCAGAGCTTCCCTAAAGATTTTTGATGTGGTCTTTTGATTTGTAGCTGTGCTTATATCTCCATTCTTAAGTATTCTTGGGCTTTGAGGGCAGTCTTTTTTAAATTGTATAAAGGCTATTCCCTCAGCAGGTTCTGAAAGAACATACTGTGAAGCCCAGCAGTAGTTGGAACATTGGGGGTCGGTCTGTAACTTATCTGAATCAAACGAGGCTGCTGTCTTATATTCCACTATCCAGAGCCTTCCAATATCGTCCTTTGCACCTCTATCAAACTTACCTTGATATATCACGGGAGTTCCAAATTGTTCTGAAAGCTCTGGGATATAAATTGAAAATTCAACTTCAACTAAAGGCTTATCACCAATCCACAATGTTTCTGGTAAGTGTCGTGAAGGAATCCAACTATTGACATAATGCTCAAATAATCCCTGTACAAACTCTATCTCCTCTTCATAGACTATCGCAGGATTGTCTTCCGTCTCATTTTCATAAGCCCATTCCTTAAACGCTTCATGGTATGCCTTAAAAGCCAAATAAGGATGCCCAAACTTATTATGTCCGTGGTAATCCTCAAGAGCGAAGTGAACAGCGGTTCCAGTATAAAATTTTGGATTTATTTGTTTTGGGTCTAAATGTTGCCTTAACTCGCTTGTCCAGTCCCATCTCCTTCGGCAACGTCTGTAGTTGTTCCTGTCGGAAGTGTGAATTGATATGTATTTTTCTGGGAGTTCGTTTTGTTTTATTAAATATGGTTCTGTCATTTTACTATCCTAAATCTTATCCTATTTTTATAACATTTTACTATTTTTTATAGTTTTTGTCAAGCCTTTTACCTACCAATTCATTCATTAGACTAATATATTTTGTTACAGCAATCTCTTTTTCTTGCTCTATTACTATTGTAATTGTTTCAAATTCCTTTTCTATAAGCTCTTTCAATGCTTCTGTAGGAACTACTATAGCAGAAACATTTTCAATCATTCGTCTACATAACGATTTACTGCCATTATTGGAATATGGATATTTTTTATGCCACAATGCATCAGTAAGGTCTAATATAAATATTTTTTTATTTTTGTTGGTGATAACAAAATCAACGTCTTGGTATTCAAATCTGTTTTGATACACAATCACTTTGCTTTCATTTAGCACATTCCAGTCACTTGAAATACATGAGTTAGGGATATATGGTGCTATATCTCTAATTTTAAAAGAACTTGTGTTTAAAATTCCTAAAGTAATATCATCTAAAAGAACAAATGATACTTTATAATTAGAACTCAATGAGGGAAGAATCATAGGTCTGTCTTTAGAAACTAAGTTTTTATCAAAACTATAATATAATTTATAGGGTTTTAAATGCGGAATGTTATCAAATTCATTTGTATTCCAATGTTTCCCTTGGGTGGTCTCTGCTATGGTTATCTTCATATTATGCTTTCTTACAAGATAAGCAAAGGCTTCTTGGTCTCGTTCTGAACCCACACATATCTCTGCCCACCACTCTTCGTTAAATTTTTTGACTACTTCACAGTTTCTTCGGAATATTATAGTACAGGCAAAAAGACCCCAATGTTCGGGGTGTCCTTCTGCTTTATATCTGGCAACTTGTGGTTCTATTATATGTCTTCTATCTTTACGCAGTAATAAATCATATTTGGCTTCTTCGTAAATACAGTCTCTCTGATTATGCTTATATACTGCAATATCCGAACCTGTATCAATTAAATATTTTTTAACAAGTTCATATGCTGGAACTTTTATGCTTACAGAAGCATCAATCCATACGCTATATTTATAATCGTTTAAGTATAAATGGGATAAGACCTTAAATACCTTAGCATCTCTAGTAGGGTCGTAAAATTCTCTCGTATATGGCTTTACTTTCCACACATCTGAATTTTGTGTCTCATCTAGATAAGCAACAAAATCGGCACCTTCAGTATTTTGACTATCTTTTAAATTATCGTAATTATCGCAGATTGAAGTATAAACTACCACATCTCTCTTGGGCTTTTTTACACTGGCATTGATATAAATCCGTTTTTGAATTGTTAATTCTTTCACAATATTTTCAATTTCTTTGGCTGATATTTTTGAATCATATTCATTTTCAACAAGTGTGCGCCCTTTCTTTCCTTCTATATTTCTTGCTTCTGGACTACTGAGCAGACATGTTATTTCTCTATAAAAATTCTTCTCTACACATGGTACTCCAAGTGCCCATGCCTTGACTGTTTTATTATTTGATTTATAGCACTTCCAATGATTGAGTTGATATTTGGGATTTATTGAGATATCGGACTTAAGCAACTCTTCAATTACTTTTTGATTAGACCATTCAATTGTTTCCAGTTTTATATTTTTAAAAGGCTCGACTTTATATTCTTTTGTGTGGTCATAAATGCACACCAGTTTTAATTTATATTCCTTACCAAGTCTCTCCAAATCTTCTCTTGCAAGTTCATCTATAGAAATTATATTACCATAAGACCCATGCCATAGAATTGTGTATTCCTCCTTATCTATATGAGATTTAACCTTATTATGCATTTCTAAATCAATTCTATCGGGTATTACGAGCGAAGCTTTACTGGTGTAATAATTAAAGAAATTAAGTTGCAGATAGAGTGTTGGGAATGTAACTAAATCTACAGCCTCAATCATATTCTTTAAATTTCCTAAATATGTGCCACATGCACCAGTAGAATAGTGCTTAGTATCCCAATGAGGGTCAGTTAAATCAAGTATGGCTATCTTTCCATTTTCAACAAGTTCTTTAGCACATGCAATAGCATCTGGCTCATATCTTGTTTGAAATATGACCGCATCACATTTTTTGAGCTCATTAAAATTATTTGACACTATGGCGTTTTTCATGTATTTGGCTACAGAATATACTCTTATTCTGGTAGACGCTACTTCGCCTCTTTCCCAAGTCCAAGCGTCTTGATAGGTACAGAATCCTATTTTAGATAAATTTTTATGGTTTTTGTAAGATTGCATGTATATCTTCTCCAATAAAACATGAAAATTCTTCACGATTCATTTCAAAAGGTTCCCCATTTGGGTCTTTAATTATCCGCTTGATTCTATTAAGTTTGATTAAGTTAAAGTCGCAATATGATGGAACTAAATCGGTCTTGGTAAAGTACATAAATGTCTGGTCAAAAAACATTCTCTTATGGGTAGGGTCTCTCATTGCCCAAATCAGATTATGGCTACTTGGAACAATAATTCTTAGTATTCCACCTGATTTTAAAACATCAAAGCAATTCTGTATAAGGGGAACTAGATTCTCTATATGCTCAAGACAGTGTTCCGTAAAAATCTCATCTACTGAATGAGAGAGGATATCTTTTGGCAATCCTTGTTCTAAATCCCACATCCATTTTGGATTGCACTTGGAATTAATATCAATATTAAAATAACCTTCTGGACAATTATATCCCCCACCCAAGCAGAGTTTCATTTAGCCTCCAAATGCCGAAAATCAAGAGTATTAATACTTCTTACATTTGATTCAAATTCCTTTTTGGTATAATCAAATTTTCTTGTCAATTCATTTATAATTTTATCCTTAATCTTTGATAAGACTGCTTTATTTCCTATTTCTTTTTCAGTATATAAATCGTTTTCTTTGACCCATGTAACTTCTGGAAAATCCTCACCACAAGAGCTAAAATAATATTTATACATTTCATAATTTACTATTCCATACTTAATTTCCCAATCAAAAGTTTTTGGATGATAAAAAGCTACTTCAATCCTTATATAATGAACAATTACTCTTTCCAGATTTACAACACCATTATTTTCTATTGGATAATATAAAATGTCATCAAGATTATGTTTAGTTGTTAATTTCATTTAGCCTCCCAATAACCAAATTTTGCAGGTTCATTTGTATCTTCATTTAAAACTACACCGCCTATCTCTTCAATAACAAACTCTCTTATTTCTGGTATATTTACATCATGAAAGAGTACTCTGCCACAAAAATTAACTAATTCAAAATCATGCTCCACATTTTTGCGTTTGTGTTCTCCATCAATTACTGCTAGATTAAACTTAAATTGCTCGAAATGTTGTAAATCCCGTATTACTTTATCAATAAATTCCTGATTTCCAGTATAGCAATTAATTCTATTCACCACTCCAAAAATATCCCATATGGGGTGGCTATTTCTATACATAATATCAAAAGTGAAGACGGTTCGTGAATAACTTGCAAGCAATGTTGTTCCTATACCAAGGAAAGTTCCAATCTCAATAACATCTACGGGTTCTGGATTAATAGACTGCATAAACTGTGCTAGAAAATCAAATTCATTAACTGCACTTCCGCTTTCCACAAGCAACTCTGGGCAGTCTAGCTTATTTAATCTGCTTAATATTTTGGCATTATCCAGTTGACATTCCTTAATTGACTGAGGTAATACACCCCCATAAAATTTTTGTAGCTTCATATTAGCCTTCTCTTATTTTATATAAAATATTCTTAAAATAATTATATGGTTTGGAAACAGTATTGATATTAAAAGCCTGCCTGAACTCTAAGGGCAATTTTTCCGATTTCCTATCATGGAACATGACTGTTCCATCTGATGTAATAGTAAAATCTAGATTTAAATTACCAGTGCTTTTCCATTCCTCATTAGAGTGATTAGGGGGATTGAATAAATTAATTGGGTAGGGAAGCTTAGATATTTTCTCCACCATAACATTCCATTCTTCTTTTGAAACAATCGATTTTTTTAACCACTCTACATCATTAAATGCAAGAGAATAAGCAAATGGCGTTCTGAATTCATTCTGTGTGGATAAATATTTTTCATGGCATTTCTCTACCAGACTAGGGACTTCATCTATGTTCTGTTTGAAAACCATTGTGATATATCTAAGGTGTGGAGAGTCTGGATTCTGTTCAAATATCTTAGCTATATTCTCCAGATTGTTGATAAACACCTTATATTTCGCTCCCACACGAAAATCCTCAAATAAATCAGGATTAAATGTGTCTAGGGAGATTTGAATAAAACTCAAATTTGCCTTGCTTAATTCTTCAATGTATTCCACAGTCAATTTTTTAGCCAAATTGGTTGTAAAGAATGTTTTATGTTTCATTTCTTTTGGTATTTTCTTAAGTAGACCAATTAGATTAGGATGGATTAATGGTTCATATCTACAAGAAATAAAAAAACGTTCATCAGCAGATAATGGAAGCAATTGTACAACTTTATCAAAAGTTTCCTCGGTCATATTTGTATTGCCTTTAATTTCTGCCCAATTATTTACACAGAATCTGCACCTAAGATTACAATTACTGGTCACATCTACTGCAATACAGCCATAAGTATATCTTTCATTTTCCATTGCTACTTTCCCAATATCCATACATTCCATCCTCTACTTCTGGATTTGGTATTCTTCCTCCAATTTCTTTAGTAACAAAATTTCTTATAGGCATGTTCCTTGTCCAACAATCATGGAAGAGCACCCGTCCACAAAATTTAACCATTTCAAAATCTCTTCTTACAGCCTCGATGGTATGGTCACCATCAATAAATGCAAAGTTAAAATTAAGAAAGTTTAACAAATAAAATTTCATCTCACTTATAGTATAATTAAGAAATTCCTGTGGTCCACAATAAGCACTTATCTTATTTCTAATGTTTGGAAACAGACTCCAGATGTATTCTTGGTTTCTATATGCTATATCAAAGGTATATATAAACCTACCTATTGATGCTAATGTGACCGTACCAAGACCATTAAATGTTCCTATTTCAATTGCATCCATTATGGGTGGATTAAGGCTTGCACAGAACTTTCTAAAATAATCATGTTCTACA